CGGCCGCCGCCACTGCTGCGGCAGCGAATGGCACGAGTGCTGCCGCCACTGGTGCAAAAGCCAACGCCAGCTTCGCCATGCTCGTTATCATCCCGGAGGATGATTCCCGAAGGGATTTTATCCCTGCAGCCCCAGTTTCCGCGCTTGCCGCTATGACTGCGACCGCTGCAGCCACTGCTGCCATCTCTATTGCCAGCGGGGCAAATGCCAAGGCTGCCGCCGCACCTGCCACTGCCAGTGCCGCAAAACCAACAGCTGCCGCCGCCGATGCTACTCCTGCGACCGCTGCGCCAGCCGCAAAAACAGTCATTGACGCGCCAAGTAGCATGAGTGCCACCGCGCCCGATGCGCCAGCCGCTGCCAGCTGTGGGAGAACCCCGGCTATAATGGTAAGTGCCGCCGCACCGACCAACGCCGCCGCGTTCACGACAAGCATCCCTGCGCCGACTACAACGAGTGCCGCTCCGAATGCCGCAAGTGCCGCCGCACCTGCCATGAGCAGAGGGGCAAGCGCACCTGCCACCGCCCCGAACGCAAGGATTCCGACCGCAAGTGCCGCCATTGCAATCTGTGCCGTGGGGCCGGCCGCCGCCAGCTGGAGTGCCGCCTGTGTCATAATAAGCATCCCTGTACCAGCAAGAAGTATCCCTGCCCCGAACGCCACAAGCCCGACAGCTGCCGCCGTAAGCGCGGGACCGAGCAATGCAGCAACCGCCATGAACGCGATTAAGCCAACGCCCATCCCTGCCATTGTGGCAATTGCCGCCGTCCCCTGCTGTGCAAGCTGTACAGATGCAAATGCCAGCAGCGACATCCCGGCAGCAGCCATTAAGATTGCGCCGCCGAATGCTAAAAGCCCAGGTGCAGCATTTGTCAGCTTTTTCCCGAAAGACTGTGCTATCACTGCGAGCGCAATCATGCCGCCTTCCATTAGAGCAAGCCCGACAAATGCGGCTGGCCCAGCCTGTGCCAGCTGTACTGCTGAAAATGCCATAATTGCCATTGCTGCGCTAATCATCAGAATGGATTGCCCAAAAGCGATCATCCCCTGTCCAGCAGAACGCATCTTAGAACCGATTCCAGCTGCAAGCACCATTAAAACGGCTATTCCTCTAACCATTGCTGCAAGCCCTATCTGTGCAGCCGGTCCCGCATTTGCAATACGAATCGCCGCATCTGCCAAAAGCCATATACCTGCGGCTGCAAGACCAAGCCCTGCACCGACACCAGCAATATTCTTAGCCGCTGCAGACATTTTGGTGGATGCTCCTTCAAATCCCCTTGCGCCGGACTGGAATCCTTTGAACACTGAAAGCAAGCCTTGTACTTTTTTCACAACTCCACTGATTCCGCCGAATGCCAGGAATCCTGCTGCCACTGCCGGGATAAGCGCAAGGATTTTTTCAAATGGCTTGACGCTGTCATCACCTAAGAAATCAACATATCCGGCAAATGCCGCCTTCGCTTCATCCATTAAGTATGCAACCGCCTCTTTTGCCGCTGCTCCAAGCTGTGGTAGATGGTCTATAATCCCCTGTGCAATCGCCGCCGTCATCTTCCCGCCGACAACGATAACCCTTGGCATCAGCCTGACAAACGCACCAGCCCCGGAAACGGCAAGTTTTCCAAGCGAATCCCCAATCGCATCCTCGTTATTTTCAATTCCACTTATCAGTGAATCAACAAGTGTGGATGCCATTTCTATAAACTCCGGCGCATGATCCGCAATCTGTACAAGACCATCTGCGGCTACATCGCCCAAAGCAGATGCAAGCCCAGAAAAACCGCCGCTCTCCAAAGCCTCTGAAAGAACGCCCATCTGCTGTGTGCCGTACTGCGCCAGCCCCCGGAGCGGTTCCTGCATATTCTTGTAAACAGATATGCCAAAATCCTGTGTGGCGGATTCCAATATAGCCATATCGCCTTCGAGGTTATCAATCTTCGTTCCTGCCATCTTTTCAAGTGCGCCGTTGCAATCGTTTAACTGCCCGGTCAGCGCATCCCATTCTGACACGCCTTCTTTATTTGTGGCATTCAAACCATCTAATAACTTGTTTAAGTCTTTCACATGTTGCTTACCGCCGAGTGCCGCGAGTGCCGCATTGCGCTCTTCGTCAGACAAGTTTTTTGTTGCTTCGTTCACAGTTTTCAGAGTATTCTGCAGGCCGATAAAGTTGCCTTCCGAATCAAATGCCGATATCCCAAGTTTCTGCATCATCTTCCCGGCTTGCCCTGTCCCGGTCGTAAGGTTTGCCATGATTGCACTCAATGCCTGTCCTGCTTCGCCACCTTTCCGGCCACGGTTCGCCATAACACCAAGGGCCGCTGCAGATTCTTCAATTGGCACGCCAAGGTCTTTCATCGTGCCGCCGACATTTAAGTATGCCTCCATTAGCTGCTCGGCAGACTGGTTTGATTTATTCTGTGCTTTTGCAGCAATATCAAGGTAATTAGGCAGCTGATCTACAGTGACGCCTAAAGCAGCCATAGAGTCCGTAACCAAATCCGATGTACGTGCCAAATCCATGCCGGACGCTTCTGAAAGACGAAGGACGGAAGGGAGCGCGGATATTGATGTATCTACGTCCCATCCTGCAAGTGACATGTATTCCAACGCATTTGCCGATTCAGCGGCAGTCTTTGATGTAGTGCGCCCCATCTCCCTTGCGGCATTTTCCAGTTTTGTATATTCCGCCGCAGATGCATCAGCTGTAGCCGCAACGGATGACATTGCTGATTCAAAATCTTTTCCGACATTAGCACTGTATGCACCAACCGCCCCGATTGCTGCCCCTGCCGTTGTGATTGTGGCGGCAGTAGCTTTTACCGCCGCACCCCCTACCTTCCCAGCAACCCCAAGGCCAGATAAGCCGTTCTGTGCGCCCTTCAAGGCTTGCTTAAAACTGCCTTCGAGTTGCCCGGCAATTTTTATAGCTATGGAATAATCGCTCATTTTTTACGCATCTCCTTCTGCAGTTCCTTGTAATCCTCGCACAGTTCCAGCAAATCAAAAATGGGGAGGGAAAGGAAATAAGGCAGGTCTGTGAATAAATTAATGGACATGACCATGCACAGTTTCCTCAAATCCCCTGTATCATTTAATCGAAGTCCTCGCCGTAGAAAAAACTTGTCACCTTGTTTTTAACCTTGATTGCATCCCTCGGTTTCAGCTTCTTGTAAAACTCAATCGGCAGGCTCGTGCAGTCAGCCGCCACAACCAGCGCATAGTGCAGGCTGTTCTCCGGAAGTATCGCAATATCCCCGGACACAGTCAGGACTTTATTTGCCTTGATCATCGTTTCTGCATTCACATCTTCCAGTCCTGAAAAGTCAATGCTGGATACCTTTTCCCCCTCAAAATCATATGTCCGGGAAAGCACAAGCGTGTTCTCATTATCCACTTCCACTGTGCCGTTCGGCTTGATCTCCACAACTTCACCTTTTTTCGTCTCTTCTGCTGCCATCTATATCCCTCCTTAAATCTGGCTTCGGATTTTCTTCATCATATCCTTGCCATTCAAATTAAACTTAAAGTTCAGCTTGTCCAACTCAATCCATGTGGAATCGTTGATGTCCACTTTCAGGTAGTACACTTCCAATTCGATCTCAGGCTCACCCTTTTTGCCCCGGACGAGTTTGCCGAGCGTTGTTGTAGTGGCCTTGCCCCGGACAACAATCTTAACCGGGTAATAATCCGTCTCATATGTTTCCTGATTGATATACTGCTCGGAGCCGCGCAGCGTCAGCTGTACAGGCTTGGTAGTGTCAATTAGCCCAGTCACATCTTCATGCAGGACTGCGAACGGAATCTTAATCTTCATGGAACTGAAATGCCCGGTTGCCGGGGCTTCCAGTTCTCCAAGGATTCCCGCTGCGTCCACCGTCTCTGTCAATGCCTCCAGTTCAGGGAGTTCCACTTCGCCAGACACGCCAAGAAGTTTGTTGGAATCGTTATATACGTTATACGCATTAATCAATTCTGGCAGTATGTTACCAATTTTGCCCATGATTATTCACCCCCTGTCAGCACTGCCGTCAGCAGTTCCGTATCATAATTAATCACATTGTTGATAGTCTGTGCCGGAGTGTAAGGAGCGATATGCTGCCTGAATTTCATTTCCCCAGCTAAGATTGATGTTGTAGGATTATCCTCTGCCAGATACTCAATGCTTGCGCCAGCCCAATGCTGCGGAGCATATGACGCACAGCGGATATTCTCCGAATCAATGATATTGTCTATCAGCGTACGGTTCATATTTTCGTCAACTTTATCGAAGTAGGTATTGATGAACGTGTTCCCCTGCCAATTGAACATCCGGCGCACATTGATCCATATATCCTTTGCATCACCGCTTGCCG